TTACTTTGTTGGAGAAAACGGTTCTTAATTTAAAACAAAGTTCTGATGCTGCCGATAAGGTCACAAGGGCTTTATTAGAGGTTCTTAATCAGTAAAGGAGGTGTAAGTAATGGCTATCGAACTGTATCCGCATCAACTTAAAGCAGTACGAGAACTGAGTAATGGGAAAATTCTTTGTGGTGGGGTTGGAACGGGTAAAAGTCGAACGGCTATTGCTTACTATTTCTTCAAAGAAGCTCAAGGAATGATAAAACTCAACGGCGTGGGTGAAACTGCGCCAATGAAGACTCCAAAAGATCTGTACATCATCACTACTGCAAAAAAGCGTGATAGTCTTGATTGGATGGGTGAATGCGCTTTATTCATGCTATCTGGGGATCGACAGTATAGTTTTGGTAACGTGAAGGTCACGATTGACAGTTGGAACAACATCAAGAACTTCAAGGAGGTTAAGGATGCATTCTTCATATTTGATGAGCAGCGGCTTGTCGGATCTGGTGCTTGGGTTAAATCTTTCATTAAGATCGCTAAGAAAAACCGATGGATCCTTCTCAGTGCCACCCCTGGAGATACCTACATGGATTACATTCCAGTCTTCGTGGCCAACGGGTTCTACAATAACCGAACAGAGTTCATCCACCGACACGTCGTCTACAACAATTTCTCAAAGTATCCAAAAATTGATCACTTTGTGGAGACAGGAAGGTTAGATAAGTTTAGACGATCTCTCCTCGTGGCAATGCCATATCTTAGACATACTGTACGCCACTCCGAAATCGTGCCCGTCTCCTACGATCAGAAACTCTTCGAAACTGTCGTTAAGAAACGGTGGAATCCTTACACTGAGTGGCCGATCAAGGATGTCTCCGAGCTCTTCTATACGATGCGACATGTCGTTAATGCAGACCCTGTCCGACTGGAAGCGGTTAAACGACTCACTGAGAAGCATCCTAAACTGATCATATTCTATAACTTCAACTATGAGTTGGACCTTCTACGAACACTCGAAGAAGAACTCCATATTCCTATGGCGGAGTGGAATGGGCACAAACATGAAGAAATCCCTAAAACGGATCAGTGGCTCTATCTTGTTCAATACACCTCTGGCGCTGAAGGCTGGAATTGTACCGAGACAGACGCCATGGTATTTTACAGTCTTAACTACTCGTACAGAATTATGCAGCAATGCGAAGGACGAATCGATCGACTGAATACTCCTTTCACGGATTTGTATTACTACACACTGCGGTCAAATTCGCAGATCGATGTTGCAATCATGAGGGCGCTTAAGAACAAGGAAGATTTCAATTACACAGATGTTATAGGTAAATTCACTAATACCAAGTTTGATAAGAAGGAAACAAATGGCTGATTCTGAAGTACGTTGGTATGAATGTTGGAGGAGACTCGTTAGTTTCCCGGACTATGAGATGGACTTCTTCTCTCGAAACATTCGTAAGATTAAAACCAAGATTGTTACGCCCGTCTATTCTCTAAACGGTAAGGGACCCGATTTTGTAATGCTGACACACAAGGCACATATCTATCACCGAGTTGTAGACAGGTTGTTTACCGACACGTTTGGAGATTCAAAATAGTGGGTCTACGCACAGGTGTATCCGAAAAGAAAGTTAGGTGGAGGGAAATTGCAGGATTCTCAAAATACCAAATCAGTGAAGAAGGAGAAATCAAAAACGTCGACTCTGGTAAAACTCTTAAGCCTTATGTTGATAAGTTTGGCAACTCTCATCTTATTCTATACCGTGGGGGAAAGCCTTATAGTCGTAGGCCTGCGAAACTCCTGAAGGATGCTTTCGGGGGTTATTTCGACTGATGGCTATGTGGAGACAAGTCAAGGGTTTTCCAAACTATGCAATCAGTGCCGATGGTGATGTCAAGAATGTCGTGAGTGGTTTAATACTTAAGAAAAGTCCTGATTACGCAGGGCGAGAACGTGTAAGTATGATCGACGCTGACGGACATAAACGTGGTCGAAGTCATCGTAAACTGATGCAAGAACATTTCGTTGAGATCGTAACCTACACATATCTATGATGAGTTCAGGATGATAGAAGAGTGGCGTTATATTCCTGAGTTTCCTGATTACATGGTAAGTAACTCCTTCCGAATCAAAAACAAGAAGACCGGTAGAGTGCTACATGTTAACGAAAATCAGAATGGGACTCGATTCGTGAGTCTGCGTAAGGATGGAAAAACCTATAGTAAGGCTGTATATTTGCTGAAGAAGTCTACGTTCGGGTTGTGACACTTTTGAAAACTGTGACACTTTTAATAAGTAAAATGTAGGGTTTTTAACACCGACCCAATATTTTGTGACAAAAAAGTGTCACAGTGTGACGTTTCTGAAACAAAAGTGTCACACCCTGAACCTTTAGGTACAAGGGGTTTTGTCGAATAATAAGTAAAGTGTGACGTTTTTTTACTTATTACTTACAACTAGTATGGAGAAAAGTATAGATATAAAGAAGTTTTGTGAAGTTACACAAAAACGTCACAGTCGTATTTTAGGCAATTCTTATAAAAATTGACCCTCGCACGTTCTACATGGGGTATAATAGAAGGAGTAGGATGTGGTTATCACATCGATCCTTTATTTTTGCGTGAGGAGCAGTCACAATGAAGTTAGAGAGAGATTTTCAGCCAGATCTGATCGAAGAACTTGAAGAATTGTTACCTGGGTGTTTCATCATTAAGAATGACGCGAATGCAATGCCAGGTATTCCAGATCTTCTGATACTATGGCGTAAACATTGGGCTCTATTAGAAACAAAAAGAGTTACTAAATCTAGAAAGAGGCCCAACCAAGATTTTTACATTGATGTTCTGAATGATATGTCCTTCGCAGCGTTCGTAAACCAGGAGAACAAAGAGGAGGTGCTAGATGCACTTCAACAGTCATTCGGACTTAGCAGGAATGCACGCGTTCTTAAGCGCTAGCCAGTATCATTGGATTAATTATAGTGATGAAAAGTTAGCCAATAAATACACGACTTTCCAAGCGGCACAAAAAGGTAGTGCACTTCACGAGTTTGCTATGACAGCCATTAATCTTGGGATCAAACTTCCGCGCTCACCTAAGACGTTGAACATGTATGTTAATGATGCTATAGGTTTCCGTATGGCTACCGAACAAACTTTAGTATATTCTGGTAATTGTTTTGGAACTGCTGATGCTATATCGTTTAGAGGAAATATTCTTAGAATACATGACCTTAAAACTGGTGTAACGCCAACTAGTATGAAACAACCAGAAGTTTATGCTGCATTGTTCTGTTTAGAGTATCATGTTAACCCATCAGATATTGAGATTGAATTGAGAATTTATCAGTCTGATGAAGTTATGGTGCATATTCCAGAACCTGCAGAAATTCATCGTATCATGGATCGTATTATAACCTTCGATAGAGTAATTGATAAACTAAGAATAGAGGAGTAATGTCAGAGCTAGTACATTATGGCACACCTCGTCATTCGGGCCGTTATCCGTGGGGAACAGGCGAAGACCCAGAACAACATAGCAAGAGTTTTCTTGGGTATGTTGAAGATCTTCAAAAGCAAGGCATGTCTGAGGTTGAGATTGCCAAAGCCAATAAAATGTCCGTCACTGAACTTCGTAATCGAAAGACTATTGCTAAGAATGAAATCGGAAAGGCTAATCTTTCCCAAATTCTTAAACTTAAAGAAAAGGGTGTATCCAATGTCGCAATTGGCGAAAAGTTGGGAATGCCTGAATCTTCAGTCCGCGCTGCGTTGAAACCTGCTGCTCAAGCAAAAGCACAGGTAACCGACACACTTGCGAGTCTCGTGAAAGATAATGTAACAAAAAACGGAATCGTGGATGTTGGTGCTGGAACGGAACATCATGTTGGTGTTAGTCGCAAACAGTTAGATGTTGCGATAACGAAACTCCGCGACCAAGGGTACAAGATACAACATCTGAAGATTGAACAGGTTGGCAATCCTGGTAAGTTTACAGATATTAAAGTTCTTGTCCCCGAGTCAATGCCATATTCCGAAATCTATGCCAAGCGAGGTGAAGTAGCCCCGTTAACAGGATATTTGGAAGATCTTGGTAATGGGCCTAAGGCTACACCGATTGAGCCGCCTATGCCTATTTCTTCATCTCGTCTCGGGATTAAGTATGGTCCTGATGGTGGTACAAAGATGGATGGCGTGATCGAACTTAGGCGAAATGTTACTGATCTTTCTTTGGGGGACAATAACTATGCTCAGGTTCGAGTTGGTGTAGATGGAACCCATTACATTAAAGGCATGGCCATGTATTCTGATGATCTTCCTAAAGGTGTAGATATTCAGTTCAACACGAACAAAGAAGACACCGGGAATAAGTTAGATGCATTAAAGCCTATGAAGATGGATAAGGAACATCCTGAGAACTTCGCAGATCTTCCATTTGGCTCTGTTGTTCGTCAAAAGCACTATATTGATTCAGAAGGTAATACCCAACTTTCTCCACTTAACATTGTTAATGAAGAAAAAGACTGGAACAGTTGGTCAAACAATCTTTCTTCACAATTCTTATCTAAACAGTCTCCTGCATTAGCAGAAAGGCAGTTGGGTTTAGCTTTTGACCAAAAGGCTAATGAATTTGATGAAATTTCGGCTTTGACGAATCCTGCAATTAAGAAGAAGCTTTTAGATGCTTTTGCAGATGAGGCAGATTCTGCCGCTGCGCATTTAAAGGCTGCTGCGCTCCCAAGACAGAGAACTGCAGTTATTCTTCCAATTACAAGTTTAAAAGAGAACGAAATCTATGCCCCAACGTTTAACAATGGGGAAAGGGTTGTTCTTATTCGTCATCCTCATGGCGGTAAATTTGAAATTCCGGAACTAGTTGTAAATAACAAGTCTTCTGATGCAAAAAGGATAATTGGCTCTGATTCCATTGCGGCTGTCGGTATACACCCTAAAGTTGCAGAAAAACTTTCAGGCGCCGATTTTGATGGTGATACAGTATTGGTTATTCCGACAAAGAATCAAAGTATTGCTACTCAGCCATCTTTAAAGGGTTTAGATGGTTTCTCTGATGCTCTTAAAGAAATGTATAAACTTCCGGATAGTGCTCCCGAAATGTCTGCAAAGACTAAGGGAACTCAGATGGGCCTTATTTCAAATCTTATTACAGATATGACAATTAAGGGTGCTAATGATGACGAGCTTGCTCGAGCAGTTAGACATTCAATGGTTGTTATTGATGCCGAAAAACATCATTTAGATTATAAGAAATCGGCAATTGATAATGGAATAAATGCTTTAAAGGCCAAATATCAGAGAAAAGAAAATGGCGATGCTGGAGGAGCATCTACTCTTATATCTAGAGCCAAATCTGATTATCGTATTCCAGAAAGAGTTGTTCGTTCAGCAAAAGATGGTGGTCCTGTAGACCCAAATACTGGCGCTAAGCAATATACTGATACTGGTCGAAATTATGTTATTCCGGAACATACTAAGCAATATAAAAATGGTCATACTGTAGTTGTTCCTGAAAAGACGATATA